AGAGACAACTAAAACTATACCGTAAGCAGAAGCAGAAGTGTAACCATCTATTAAGTTTATCTCATAAGCTATATTAGAAGCTACAGATGTAGTAGTACCTCCAGCAGAAACTTGAAAAGAATGATTAGTTCCATTTAAAGAAACTACAGCTTCTCCAGTCACACTTGGTACTTGGTTAATTGCTATAGAAGTCTCCTCTCTTAAACCAGCACCATCAGCTATAACAACGTCAAATCCAGATTCAAATCCTTTACGGACATTTGTGTAATTAAAAGGGAATGAGTATTTAGCAAGTCCACTAAGGTCTCTAAGTTTAGTTTCTGACAAAGTATCTCTGAGCGATGCAAGTTCTCCAAAGAACTGTACATCGTATTCGCTAGGTAAACCATTTACCAAACTAACTTTGTTCAATCTTATGTATCCTTTCTTAAAGTCAACACCATTAAGCTGTATTCTAGCGTCATACTTTCTTCTAGGATCAAATCCTTCATACACTTTATTATTACTAAATCTTTTAAATATAATATTATTAGATTTAGATGCTGGTAATCTAAATGGATTTGTGTAAGATGTAAAGACCTTTCCAACATCTTTAGACTTCTTTATAGCATCCTTTATAGTAATGCTATTAGATGTGTTCATATCAGCCTTTAACCAATTAGATAATCCGTTCTTACCAGTATCAATAAATAGTTGTGGTTGTATCATATTATCTTACAGTATTTATCCAATCGTGAGCAGCATCAAACTTAAAGTTGTAGTTGATTAATTTATCATTTAAAGCATTTTTTATTTGACTTGAATCACTAGAAACATTAACTGGTATAGTCCAAACATTTTGTTCTTTTGGAACCCAACCTCTACCTAGTTTAGAACTATCAACTTTTATCCAAACTTGTTCTGACATCATCATTTCTATAAACGTATCATTCTCTTCTTCAGACCTCCATCCAGAATTTATACTCATAGTTATTTTACCATTTTTATTTAAAGTATAATCTTGATGTCTAGTATTGTTATAGTTTCCGTTAACAAGTAGATTTCTTTTGTATTTTTCACTTTCAGCTTCTATAGAAACATCAAACCTACCAAAAAGACTAATTTCTTGAACACATCCTAATCTATTTACAAAATACAACTGAGTATTACCATGTTTGTTACACTGTTCATATTTGATATCTACGTACTGATCAGAAGTATCGTCAAAATTAAAAACAACTCTATCCGCATATATACCGCCATCTAAAGATATAACATACTTGATCATGTTAGCTGTGTTTTCTACAGGTGTAAGACCAGTAACTGTGTGGTATGTAGATAAAGCACCTCCATATCCAGCTGCATAACGCTGTAATTTGTATCCAGTAAGATTATTCTGTAATACAGGTATGTACATAGGAGTATCATTGTACATAGTTACAGTACTATCACTCATCATAATTTTTCTGTACCATTCAAAGTTAACTCCATCTTGGAAAGTACCGTAACCATCTAAACCAGTTAAGTAAACTTTTGCCTCTGGAGTAGGTTCTGAAACAGCTCCTTTTATATATTTAGTTAATTGATAGCTAATAAAAACAGCATTACTTTCTTCAGTTCCATTAAATATAACCTCAACAAAGTCTCTAGCAAACTCAGCTATGTCCATAGATGTAGTGTCTTCTAGTCCAGCTGTACTTCTAAGCTTTACATCGGGGTTAGCTGGTTCGGCAGACAAAGCTCCTGTCCAAATTCTTAAATCACATATAACGTAATCTAAATCTGTTTCAGTTACTGTCAACCAATAAGGTGATCGTAAAAATATTTCTGTTGTTGGTAGTGCCATTTATTATAATTGTTGATTTGTAAATATATTATCCATTTCTATTTCGAACATCTTTCCAAGATCTTTAGCGAACAGTTTACCAGTTTTGCTTTCTGGTGACAAGTGATCTAAAACATTAGAGCCTCTGTATCCGAATCTTTTTATAGTTCCTCTCTCTCCTATTGCTTTTGCAATTAACCATGCTGAAGCTTTTAAGTTTCTTTCGCTCTGATTAGTAAAACTATTATTCCCAGCAGTTCTTGATGCTCTAGGTCTAATATTCTTATCTATCATCCATTGAAGTATAAGTCTTGAGTCTGGTATTCTTTTTTTATTTATACCATCATTCTGTATAGCTATAGCTTTATCGTAATATATATTAAGATTTAAGCCTACTGTATTAAAGGTTATAGATCTTAGTGAATTACCAGAAGCTACAAGCCTATTAACTCTTATCTCCCTCCTTAGTACATCAGTAAAGTCTTTTCCATACTTCCTTAAAAGTTGCCTTATAGTCATTTAACAGATAGTTATATCGTTTACAGTAGATATACTTATATCCATTCCCCAACCAGCTAGCTTATTCTCAAACTCTTCGTATAAATATTCAGCAATAGGATCTTCTTTTAATGTTATTTGCTTGTCAGATAATGCTCCACGACCTTCCCTCAAGCTTTCTACAAACTTATTAAGCACCATAGCTTGTGTGTTTAATACATCTTGTAGGTTCGTTGCACCAGCAAAAGAACCATCATAGTCTTTGCTTTCATCAACCTCATCTAAAACCATCATAGATAGAGTGAAGTCCACTGTTCTTCCTACGTATGTTACCTCGCTTATGTTGAATTGACAAAGAGGGAATAAGGTTTGTTTTTTTAAGTCAGTTTCATTAAACACACCAAACTTAACACTATTAATGTTAACTTCATTGCGAAAATGATTCTCTACCTCTTCCAATATATTATATACGTTTTTCATACTACCTTTTAAATTGTTTCTTAATTGCTTCGTTTTCTAATATTCTCTTTTCTTTCTCATACTGTAGCCATATCATTGCTTCATGAATTGGGATAGATGTGGCTTCGTTAACCCTAAGAGCTTGTCCTCCAGCAAGAGCATGCAGTTCTTTATACCAGCTATATTTTCCGTTAAAAGCTTCCTCTCTTCCTCCGATAGTTGTTCCTGTTCCTCTGGAATTACGGTTATAGAGCTCAGAATAGCCTTCGACAATTTGATTCCTAAACGATAAAAAAAAACCTTCGCTCCTAAAGCAATCCCTAATGGCATATCTCTCATTAAATCACTAAAGAAATCAGATCCTTCATAACTAGATATTCTATATGATTCTTTTTCATTGTAAGAAGGGTGAATAGGTCTGAACAATACAGCCATCGCTTTGTGTAGCGTGGCTGGATCATCTAAATAGTTGTTTAAGTCAATGTATTCTCCCATTGTAATCTTATCTAGGTTAGGTATAAAACCAAACTCAACAGTAGCACCATCAGTTCCAGTCATATTAAACCTTCTAATTAATGGAGTTTTAGATTCAAAAAGTATGTTTAAGTACTCTATAGCTTCACTAAAAGTTCCAACTGGTAATGTATGTATATCTTTGTATTTTAAACCAGCAAATATCTCAAGCATTTTAATCTCTAAGAAGTCATTGGTTGAGTCTTTATTGTCATCAACAAGCTTAGAAAACTTCTGCCATTCTGATAATTTTATTGAGTTTATATCTCTTGGTAATTCTAAATCTATAGTCATACTATATAACCAACAGAGCATCTAAGTGTTCGCATGTTAATAATTACCTGTAAAACAGTTGTATAATATAATGGTATTATATGTATATTGTTATGTAACTAATAACTAATATTATGACGAGTTGGACAGATGATCAGTTAAAGCAATTAAGACAGTTAAGTAATCACAAAGTAGTAGCTGATATTTCTGGTGAGTATAATTGGATGCATAATATAACTGGTAAGTGGGAAGTTCATTCTGTAAAAGTATTTGAAGATCAGAACACAGCATACTCTTGGCTATACTTCTGGATAGATAAGTGGGGTAAGGAATTAGATGATAGGTTTAGTAGTAAATTAAAACAAGACAGACGCAAACTTAAATCAATAAAGAGATCTAAGCGTATGACTAATAAAGAAAAGATACAATCAATCCGCACACTGATGACCAACTATACAATACAAGATATAGCAAACGAATTATCAGTATCAGCATCTACAGTAAAAAGATCTATTAGACAAATGACCTAATAGCTAACTTCATAAAAGGTCATTATGATAATAACGAAAGCTTCGCACACTAATGTTAATCATTACTTCGGAGCTTTTTGAATATAATTAAAATCCACCCTATAGAGAGTTAAAGATTATCGCAGTCACAAACGCAGATAATCGTCTTTAAATACTATTTTTTATTTACATTCATAGTAGCGAGGTAATCTTATATATGCATCTCTTGCAATTTGGGATTGCCGAGCTGTTCCATCCCAAACCTCGCTTTAGGATCCTAAATTATAATTTGTATTTTTCTAAAATTTTATAAGTGTGCATATCGAAAAAGATATTTTACTTTTTGGTAGACCCCCCTCCGTATTAAAGTCTATGAAAACTCCACACTGGTTAACTCAGCCACCCATTTTTTAAAATTACGTCCAGACTGTTAATAACTTGTTAATAACTAGTGTAATATATGACAAAATAACATGAAAATAATTAGGATATTAAAAAAACACTTCGGGTTATTTTTAAGAGACTATCTGCCATATAGTTTCCAGATATATAGCAGATTTTAATAATGCTTTAAAAGCTCTTATTCTAGGAAATAATCACTATCAAAAGTAGATTTATTACCATTAAAACTAGGGTTATAAATTAAGATACC